GCGCTCACGCAGTGTTCATGCATCAATGTTGTTTGTGTTGCCACTCGATGAGCAATTCAAAGAAACCACGTCTGTGACGGGCTTAGATGAATATGACTTCACAGAAATCTTTGGGGTGATGATTGTTATACCCAGCGCTGTCTCGAACGCCTTAGCCGATGAGCACATCAATAAACTGCGAGATGAAGTGAAAAAATGCGTTGCTGGCGTTCAGTTTGAAGGCTGGCAGCCTATCAAGCTACACCGTGGCCGCGTTGTGGAATTTAATAAAGACACAGGAAACTTGATTTACCAAGGTCAGTTTTCTGTCTCATGTCATTTAACTGTGAATACAAAGGTAATGTGATGAAAGAAAAAACACCCGATAAGCTTGAGCCAGAAGTCGTCGTAAAGTCATCGGCAGCGAAAGCAGCACAAGCGGCCCTCAAACAAATGGCTGACAAACGAGCACAACCGCAATCAGCGCCTGGAGATAAACGATGAGCACATGGCGATTTAAAAACAAACTCATTTTAGCAGATGCTGCTGGCACAACATTAACGGGCCTACATGCAATTTATGCCACTGATGTTGAATTTAACATTGAGGGTGAATCTGAAAAAGATGAACTTGAAACGCCCCACTCTGGCGCTAGTTTAGAAGAATATTATGGCGAGCACATCACGCTAAACTTCAAGACTCCGTTAGCTGTGAGCGGCGTGGCTGGCGCTGTACCTGCTGTTGCACCACTCTTTTTAGCCTGTGGCCGCGAGCAAGTCACCACGGCAAGTACTGTTACTTATGTTAAAGGTGATGCGACAAAAGCCACGTGCTTAGTTCGCTTTGGCAACAACACACACCAAATCAGTGAAATGCTAGGCACCTGGAGCATTTCCCTTGAAAAAGGCATTCCAAAGGTTAACTGGCAGTTTAAAGGCTTGTTCTCTGCGCCCATCGAATCAAGTGCGCCGCCTGTTGTTGATTGGACCCGTTGGAAACGCCCTGAAGTACTGGGTGTTTCAAATTCATCGGCATTCACGCTCAACAATGTAACGCGAACGCTGCACAAGCTAACCATTGATGAAGGTAACAACGTTATCTTTGACCGCGCTATTAACCATGAAGAAATCATGATTACGGGGCATGAATCAACCGCTAAGTTCACGTTGACCGCTGATGCGTTGTCGGTATTTAACCCCTTTGAAATGGTGGGTGAAGTGCATGACTTTGAATTTAGTCATGGCACTGTTGCTGGCAAGAAAGTAACCCTACTGGGCAAAGCGCAACTTGGCCACCCTAAATATGCGTCGTTAGAATCAGAATTAACCGGTTATGACTTTGACACTAAATTGGTGCCTTCAGGCGCTGGTTATGACGAACTCACCATTGTTTTTGAATAAGAGAGAGAGCCACATGAAATTAAGATGTTTAAACAAACTCAGTAACGCCACGATTAAAGCCCCTCTTAACTTTGAGTTTGGCGGGGTAACGTTCAAGTTTACCGCGCTAATTAAGGTGGTTGATCAAGACGCTCTCGATGAGCTTTTGAATCCAGCGTCATCAACTGATGTCCAAACCGTTCGAGCGCTGTTAACTGGCTGGGAAGAATTTATTGATGAAGGCGAAACCGTTGAATTTAACGCTGAGACCCTTGAAGAAATGCTCAAATATGGCGGTATCGCAGGCCGTTTGTCGGTTGAGTGCATTAACGCTCAGTATCGAGTACAGGAAAAAAACTAAACGATGTTGCTAGGTGGTTTGTGGGCGACCTAGCAACAGACTCAACAGTCATTGATGGTGACGAAGCGCATTTTGGTGCACCTAAACAATCAGAAGAACTGCCTACCCATTTATGGGTATTGCCTACAATTTGGCGCAGTGTTGAAGCCATTACATGCGCTTCAAGCCAATGGGTTTTCGATAAAGACGGGGTTGAAATAGCCCTCGATTATGCCAGGGCTGACATTGCTTGGCGTTATAGCGATATTACGTTATCTAAAGCGGATTTTGGAAACGTACAAACATTAGAACGAATGATTTTAGGACTGATAAGGCGACCTGATGAGCAGCAATCTGAATTTGGCGTTACGCTTAGCGTATGATGGTAAGGCGGTTACAGCAGGTGCAAAGCGTAATGTGCGTGACCTTAATGCAATACCTGGCGCCATCACAAATCAGGTGGCGGCCAATCAGCGTTTATCAGTGAGTCAGCAACATTTAATGCGCCAGCAAGGCAGTATGGTGCAATCACTTGGCCTGCTTAAGCGCTCTTATGCGGGTGTTGCTGCATCGATAACGGCCGCAATAAGTATTGGTACGGCCACCGTGTTTATTCGAGACACCGGCGCGGCGCAATTACTTGACCAGCGCATTAAAGGATTAACCAACAGCGCAAAAGAATATGCTGATACACAAACTTATCTTTTTGCCACAGCCGATCGTTTAAATACAAAATACGATACCTTGGCCAATTCCTATTCAAAAATCCTCAACCTTCAGCAAGTCGGCATTGTTACCCAAACCCAAGGCAAAGCCATTTTAGAAGGCATGGCCAACGCGGCTGCAAAAACGGGCGCGAGCAATGTGCAGTTAGAGCAATCATTGTTTGGTATGACTCAAGGCATGACCGCTGGCGTTCTGCGCGCTGAAGAGCTCAATCAAGTGACAGAGCCATTACCTGGTCTTTTACAAAAACTCGACAAAGCGGCTGGTCTAGCCTCCGGTGGTTTTAGAAAGCTAGTGGTTGATGGCCAAGTCACGAGCCAGATGTTTAAGAAAACGTTAGTGAAAGCATTAGGTGATTATGCGGGTGCAGCGCAGGCGACGCAGGGAAAAATAAACGCCAGCTTTGCCGAAATGAGCACAGAATATCAGCGCATGATTCGTGAGTTTGAAGCGCCGGTTAACTTTGCGGTGACAACCGTTGTCGATTCTATTCGACTAGGTATGGTTGAGCTGCGGGAAAACGAAGCATTAATTGATAACTTAACTGATGCTGCCACTGCACTATCTATTGTCATTGGTGGCCATTTAGTGACATCACTGGGCAGGTCGACTGCGGCTTACGCGGCTAATTTTATAGCTAAGAATAAAGCCTTAAGTGCTGATGTCGCTTTAAGCGCTCAAGCTAAACGAAACGCCTTACAAGAGCAACGTTATGCCGTTCAAAGGCAAGCCGCCGCAAAGCGTCAACTTACAAACGCTCATAATACCAATATACGCACAACCGCGATTAAGAACCTGGCTATTGCAAATGGCCGCCTTGCTGCCACAGAGCAAGCTGTTGCGGCGGCGACTAATCAACATGCCGTTGCAGCTGTTCGTGCTAATGCGGCCGTTCGATTGCTTCGCGGCAGCATGGCATTACTGGGCGGTCCAGCTGGCGTTGCCCTACTCGCTGCTTATGGTATCTATGAGTTTGCCAATCGCGCTGATGATGCTACAGAGGCGACAAAGCGTCTTAATGAAGAAACTAAAAAGCTAAATCCTTTTGCTAATTATACAAAAGCGCGCGCGACGAGTTCATTACTGTTAGCGACTGGCCAACTAAAATTGGCCAAGCAAATGAGCGCTGACGCTAAAACACGTTTTGATAATAAGTTTCTAAAAGGAACGGCTGGTGATGTTAAAGCGGCTGGCGCTGAAGTAGAGCGTTTAGAAAACCGAATTACCGCGTTACGCCAGGTATTAAAAGAAAGTGATGATAACGAACGTGAAGTCAAAACGCTTACTGCGCCAGCCGTCTTGCCGCAAAACATTAAGCAACTTGAATTAAGCTTATTAGGTGAAGAAGCGCGCCTGCGTGCAAGTCTTAACAATAAACGTCAAATGGTCATTCGTGCCAGTGAATCAGACGTGGCCAACAAAACGAAATACGATGCGATATTAACGCAGCTCGATGCAAAGTATAAAGCTGATGTGCTCGAGCTAACAAAAAAACGGGCAGATGAGAAAAAACGCATTGAAAACACCGCTGAAGAGGCACGTAAAAATGCCCTCAACGTGGCCTTTGAAAACAAGCTCGCTATCATTAATGGTCATAGCAGCCGTGAAACTCAGGCTGTTTATAATAATGAGTTACGGTTAGAGCAAGCGAGACAACAAGCCCGTGTTGATGGCGCGCGCCGTGAATCATTAGGGCTTGAGGGTAGTGATGAAACGGGCGAGCTTGCCCTTAATGCTGATAATCAAATTGCGCAAATCAAGCGTCAAAATGAATTGTTGGCCGCTAATGGTTTTCGCTCACAAGAAGAAGCAAACGAAGCGTCGCACCAGGAGCGATTGTTCCAGGTTAAAAATAAATACGCCGGTGCATTACAATCTAACATTGTGGCGTTTGCTAACTTTGAAAAGAAAACCCAACTTGAGAAAACTAATGCCGTTGTTGGTCTTGGCGCTGCGGCATTTAAGTCAATGGCAGGTCAAAGCAAGAAAGCATTTAAGGCCTACAAAGTGATGGCCATTGCACAGGCCATGATTAATACCTATCAATCTGCAACTGCTGCTTATGCATCATTGGCTCCTATCCCAATCGTTGGACCCGCTCTTGGTGTTGCAGCCGCTGCGGCCGCCGTATTTTCTGGCTTATCACAGGTAAGACAAATTAAGTCCCAGCAGCCTGCGGGCATTGCTCATGGCGGTATGGATTACGTGCCGAACGAGTCAACGTACTTACTGCAACGCGGTGAACGTGTTCTAAGTCCTAAACAAAACATTGAGATATCAGCCGCTGCGCGCCGTGTTAATTCAGGCTCTGTGGCGGCTAATAATAGCGGCGCAGTAACAATCAGTGTGACTAATGAAATCATAGTAAGTGGTGATACATCGGCAGAAAACGCGGCGCAGATAGGCACTGATATTGGCCGCAGCATTGAAGGTTATGTGGTTCAAAACATTAATTCAAATGGCTCAATCATCAAAGCCATTCGGGCAGCCTAGCAATAAGCGCAACAATTGTGTTGCGCATATTCAATTTCTATCATAACCTTACAATTCTTACCTAACCCCTTCACTGTAAAGTGTTTTTCAGCGTAACCCATTCACTGCTTTAATTATATTAAGACTATCAATAACTGATAGTTGCTTAATATGCCTGAACTTATTCCTTTTCCTAAACGACCATTTTCATCGGTTTTTCGTTTGGTGCCCAACAGTAAAATTAATACCAGTAAAGTTAATAACGCCAGTGAGATATTAGATTTAGAAGGCGCTTACTGGGAAGCTGAATTTGAGTTTCGTAACATCAAAGAAGAAGACGCGTTAGGGCTAGAAGGATTTTTAGCGGCGCAGCGTGGCAGTGTTGGTAAATTCCTTGCCTATGATTTTAGACGTGAACAATTAGACAAAGACTTTACGGCCAATGTGAATGGGGCCAATCAAGACGGCAACACCTTAGATATATCAGGCTTAACACCATTGCAGACGCTGGCAAAAATAGGTGAACGATTCCAACTTGGCGATGGCGCGAATGCTGAACTAAAAATGCTAACAAAGCATGTCACCTCTGACGATAGTGGTAATGCCACCATCGAATTTGAATCCCCTGTCCGTAAAATTCCTGCCACCAATACTCCGCTATATTTCAAGCAGCCCAAGGGACTCTTTCGCCTGGCCAACAACAAACAAGGCCTAAGTGACGCTCAATCTAAAAATGGTTTGGTTACGTCCTGGCGTATCAAGCTTCGAGAGGCATTTTAATGGAAGCCTTAAAAGACAGTTTAATCACTGAGTTATCACTTCATGGCCGTGCGCGATATTTTGTAAAGCTGGCGCTAAGTAGTGGTGATTTACGATTACATACAGGCGTTGGTGAGCGCCTATTTATGAATCAAATTTGGCTAGGCGTGGGCATGCTAGGCAAGATTGGTGAGATACCGGCCACCGAAACAAATAATGCAGCGCGTATAAATTTATCGTTAACCACTGATGATGAAACGCTCATGGCTGAAATTGCTGAGAACGACCCCATTGGCAGTTTATGTGAAATTCACCTCGTCACCCTGGATGCACATTACCGCGTTAACAACAGCCAATTGCTAGAAAGTGCCAATGTAGTGTCATGCGATGTTGAGCGCGGCTCTGTCTCTAAAATTATATTGGCCGTTGCTGGAGAAAGTGAACGTTGGAAACAGCCCCGTTTAAAGCAGCGCTGGAATCACGCCACCCAAAACGAGCTTTACCCAGGTGATATGTTTTTCAAAGAACAAGCCAGCACACAAAATACGCTCAACGACACCCGAAACGGTAAATTTGTGGGTGAAGTTACGTTAGGTAAATACCTATGATGGCATCATTAGATACCTTTATTGCTCAGCACCAGGATGTGCCATTTAAGTGGGGACAAAACGATTGTTGTCTGTTTGTGGCCAACTGGATTTTAACGGCGACAGGTAAAGACCTGGCAAGTGATTTTAGAGGTAAGTACACCACCAGAAATGGCGCGTTTAAATCTCTCTTTAAAGCCGGTTTAAACAACCTTCAAACATTGTTTAAAGACCGTTTAAACATTCAAATTAACATCAATTATGCAAAGCGCGGTGATATCGCATTAGTACATTATAACGATGAGCTAGTGGGCGGTATTATCGGCCTTAACTGTGTTTATTGCATCAGCGATAAAGGCGTAGTGTGCTTGCCACTTTCACAAGTTGATTGTGCGTTCGAACTGGAGAGTCATCATGAGTAAGATTGGTGACGTCATTGAAGACACTATTGGCCTAGTTGAAGATGTTTGGGATAACACCGTTGGCGCATTGTGGGATTCATTATCTCCTGATATTCCAGAGCCAGAAACGCAATCAATGTCAAAGGGCTTACAAAAAGGCATTGACCAACCGCGCCGCATTACTTTAGGCCGTGACCGTGTTGGCGGCGTTATCGCCCATCAAGACACCGTAACGCGAGATGATAAGGAATTTATACAGCTTATTGTACTGATATCTGGCGCGCCGATTGATGCATTAGAGCAAGTGTATATTGCTGATAAGCCAATCACTACGTATGCCAGCGATAGCTGGAGTTATTTGGTCAGTGATGGATACCATACGACGGCTAACACCATGGCCGTATCAAAAATGAAAGGCTGGACATCAGCGCATATTGGCTTCAATCAAGCACACATCTTTATCGAATTGGAAAATAACCGTGAGGTATTCACCGATGGGATTAGTGACTGTGAGTTTCTCATTCGCGGCGTTCGTGTGTTTGATCCACGAGATATTGAGCAATCAGCTGATGATAAAACAACGTGGAAATGGTCTGATAATGCCGTATTAAACACGCTTCATTACATGCGTTTTTTTGGCGCACATCCCGTGCCAATCGAACGCCTTCCAATGCCTTGGTGGATTGCGGCCATTAATGTCTGTGATGAGTTGGTCAGCTATAAAGACGCCAAAGGTTTATCAAAGTCTGAAAAGCGTTATTGCGTCAATGGGACCTTTCTATTTACCTCGAACCCACTCGATGTTTTATCCCGTTTAGAATCTGCATTTGCAGGTAAAGTATTTAGACAAATGGGCGCGTGGTATGTACGCGTCGGCGCATGGTATGGGGCACCGACTCACACTATCGAGCAAAGTGATGTTAACGGTAATATCAAGATAAAGTGGCACCCTGACCTGCGAAGCCGCGCCAATATTGTGCGCGCCACATTTACCGATCCCAATCAAAACTATGAGCGCACAGACGCAACACCTATTGTCTCCCAGCTCTATAAAATTAAGGATGGCCAACCGCTCGAAAAAACGATTAGTCTCCCGTTCGTGCGCAGTGAAACACATGCTCAGCGCATTGCTGTTATTGCCCTTGAACAATCACGCCTGGGCAGCATTGAAATCCCCCTAAAACGTGCAGGCCTTAAAGCCGCTGTAGGGAAGACTATTTTTGTTAACCTGCCAAAAGAATCAATCATAAACAAAATTTACCGCGTCACAGAGCGCCGCTTTCGTATCGATGGTGGTGTCACCCTCATCGCCGTTGAAGACTCATTTGAATTATGGAGCGATAGTTTAGAGCCAAGTGAGCGTGATTTAACGCCAAACTCTAGTTATGTTGTAGGTGAATTACTAGCCCCAACGGCGGTTTCAGTTGATGTCGCAGATAGCCGAATTACGGTTAATTGGGTTCACCCTACCCCTAAATCTGTCAGCTCATATGACGTGACGGTATTTAACGGGCCATCAGCTGTCTATCGTATTAGCAGTGAACATGAATCAATTATGTTACCGATATTTGATGCTGGGACTTATGTTATTTCCGTGTTGGCCAAGAACATCCTTGGTAAACAAAGTAGAGCCGCTGCCTCGCAATTTTCTATCGTCAATCCGGTGACACCAACCATCAATATTATAGATATATCTGATGTACGGGTTTCATTAAGTGCGTTCTCACAGGCCATTGGTTTAGGAACAGCTTACCTATGGGAATTCCTTGGTGAAGATGATGCGCCTATCCAGGCCGCTAATATCACTTCTGTTCGTGCTGATGCTTTTACGTACACAGGACTAAAACCAGAAACTAACTATAGCGTTCGATGCAAAAGCGTCAACATATCAGGTGAAAGCGACTGGGCCTTAATTAGTCTGAAAACCCTGTCTTACCAGGATGTATTTGAGAGCAAGAATCTCGTTGTTTCAACGCAGCAATTATCACAAGAAACTCAGCAGATATTAGCTGATATACCCAATGTGCAATCAAAGCTTGATGACACGTTAAAGGCTTTCAATGTAACTAACTCAGCCGTTTTTCAGCTTAAAACATCGTTTAATAAAATGGGCTTAGATGTCACGCAGTCACAAGCTGATTTGTCCACTGAATTTGCGCACGTTATTGAAAGCTTTGCTGATACTAACCAGTTCGTGTTTGAGATAAATGAAGCCTTGGGAACATTGCTAGTAGAAGGCGGGAAAGTATCATTTGACGAATTTACTGCCTACCAACTTAAAGTTGATACGTTCGAAGGGACACTAAACAGTGTATCGACATCAGTGGTTAAAGCAGAGGAAAGCTTACTTGAGGCTCACTCTCTTATTAATCAAAATACTGAATCTTTAAAGCTACTTGTTGGCGACTCAACACTTAGCGACACACTCGCTATTGTACGTGAATCATCAATCCGTTTAACGAATGTTGAGAACGACATAACAGTCCAAACAATGGCAGCCAAAGCAAAAGACTTTGCAACACTAAATGCTTTTCTATCTAACGAAATATCAGTGATGCAATTGATTGAGTCTGAAGTCGACGCCGCTGTTTCAAATGAAACCCGCGCATCTGAAATTGATGGACTAAGGGCTAAAGCAAATGTACTAGAAACTGTAATCGCATCCTTCAAAGAGTCCCTTGGTCTATATACTAAAAGTGTTGATATCACTGCATCAATCAATCGCGCTTCAGCAATATTTAAAGAGCAACTTAACGCAAGAATTAACGCGCTTTCATCTGGTTACTCAAAAGAGATTAAAGTGATTTCTGATGAAAATACAGCCGTAGCACAGCGCACTGAATCACTTGAATCAAAAGTTAATTTAGAGACGGGTGAAACCGTTAAAAGCATAGCGCAAAGCGCTGCAAACGCCCGTGTTAGCTACTGTTCTATAGGGCGTGATACTGACGGGAATATTATTAGCAACTCTGAACAATGTGAAATAGCTGGTGGTACCTGGATTGATAACGCCCCTATTTCTGAACTACTTTACGCCGTAAAAGTAACAAATAATGAAGGTAAAAGCGTTAGTGCACTCAGCTATTTAACGGCACTTGAAACTGAAAATGGCGAACTTAAAGCGCGCGCATTCTTTGGAATTGATGCCAAGGGCAAGAGTGGGATTCTAGTCTACAATTCAAAAACTGGTGAATATGAACACACAGTTCTTGATTTAACAGCTGACAATATTTTGTTTCGTTCCCCAAATGGGGATGTCGTTATGCGTTTAAACACCGACACAAAAAACCTCATTATTGACGCAGAAATTCACGCAAAAAAACTCGTATTGAGTGATGGTGAGGTTTATAAAAAAGCAGATTTAAAAGGTGAAAAAGGTGATATTCCAGCCGTGACTTCCAATGGCGACGGCAGCTACACAATTACAGGAAACAATGGCGAAATAATCATTAGGAATGGGAATAACGCCCCTATCCCTACAGTAAAAGATAACGGTAATGGCACGCATACAGTCACAGATGGTACTGGTAATTCAGTGATTATCAATGATGGCGAAAAAGGTGATAAACCACTTGAGGGTGTCGATTACATTGTACAAAACGGCGTTAATGGTAATCACGGAGCGTATCTATCTTCTATATATAAAGTGGGTAGCGGCACACCTTCTGGCGGTTCTTTCGACGGAACGAATGAGACTATTCCCGCTGGATGGTCTGATAACCCTGTATTCACTGATGGACAAATTACCTATATTAGCACCGTTAAATATACCCATAATGGAACAAACTGGGTGAGAGGCTCATGGTCATCAGGTACGACATTCATCAAACAAGGAGCCAAAGGTGATTCAGTAAAAGGTGGTGATGGTGAGCGCGGCTCTAAGATGTTTACTGTTGGAACATCAAACGGTTCGTGGTCAAACTCAATTGCAAATAGCGCCACAGTAAAG